TTGACAAGTTGGAGGCCGTGCGGTGATTCTCGATCACGGATACCTGAAGGAAATCGAGTCGTGGGGTAGCGATGAGCGAATCATCGAGGCCGCGAGAATGTCCACGGACAAGGGATTCCTTGGTTGGGGAACTGAGGAAAAGCCTGGTGATGAGCGCCTTCTCGCGTACCTGATGAAGAATCGCCACGACACGCCATTTGAAATGGCCGGTCTGGTGATTGAGGTTCAGGCGCCGATATTCGTCTTCAGGGAATGGCACAGACACAGAACACAAAGTTACAATGAACTGTCGGCTCGTTACACTCCAATTCCTGACGTGAATTACATTCCGTCAGTTGAAAGGTGCATGGCCGTTAATTCAGCGAACAAGCAGGCATCGAACGCAAACGGCATTGTTCTCACGCACGAGAATGCAATTGCGTGGCTTGAAATGCTGGCTGCAGCATACGAGGCTGGTCAGAATGCGTACCAGTTCGGCCTTGATGTCGGCGTCCCGAAGGAACTGGCCCGCCTTCCTGTTGCAGTGGCTCGCTACAGCCGGATGCGCGCATCCGCCAATCTGCGGAACTGGCTGGCATTCCTGACGCTCCGAAGCGCCCCAAACGCTCAGTACGAGATCCGCGTGTTTGCGCACGCTCTCGGCAAGATCATTGCGGCCCGGTTCCCGCGGACGTGGGCGCTGTTTTGCGAGTCGAGGAAGTGATGGAATCAGAGCGCCTTGTTCGCATCCAGGCCGCGCAGATCCGGCGGCTTTCCGAGATGGTCGAGAAGTTGATTGTCGCAATGGACCGCTAGACGGACATGATCGGAAGGCTCGTCGCGATTGCAATGACGCCAGAAACAGGTGACGATGTTGTTGACGATCCACAGAAGCAAAAGCACACATATCTTAGCAATGAGGATTCGTGATGGCGTCGCCGCTTACGGTATCGAGAAATGATTACATCACCAACCCAAAGCGCCAGGACGTTCCGACCCCGGTGTGGCTATGTGAATTCATTGCGAGCCTGTTTCCTGATGTATCGACAGTGTTTGACCCGGCATGCGGCGATGGTAGGTTGCTTGCCCCGTTTTCAGCGCGGGCAAATACCATCGGGCATGAGATAAAGAATGGTAGAAACTTTCTTATTGAAAAAGAAAGGATTGATTGTGACCTGGTTGTCTGCAACCCGCCATTCAACCTTGGCACTGGCAAGATGCTTGGTAGCGAGGCTTTCTACAGAAAGATAATTGAAAGATGTGGCAATGTGCAGACGGTACTTTTTGCGCCAATGGGGTTCAGGCTAAATCAGCGGCAGAGCAGCCAGAGGTGGCGGTGGTTGCGTGATGCTTCAGGTCATATCTCATCAATCATTTCGCTTCACATTGACACGTTCGAGAATGTTCAGTTTCATAGCGAAATCATAGTGTTCAATGCCCCGCATCTGAAGCCGCACTACTTTCCGCCGAAAGAATTTCTGAGGTAATGAACAATCACGACACCGACCTAGCGCACCCAACGCATAAGTACGCGCTGGATGTCGTTGAAGGCCGGATCGTTGCTGGACCGCATGTAAGAGCCGCGTGCAAGAGGCACCTTGACGATCTCAAGGAGGCCCCTTCGCGCGGTTTTGTTTTTTCTGCGGCGAAGGCAGACCGGGCGCTCAAGTTCTTCCCGTTGGTGTTGAAGTTGAATGGCGGCGGATTTGAAGGCGAGCCTTTTAATCTATTCCCGCCACAGCAATTTGTTATTGGTTCCTTGTTTGGATGGGTTGATAGTAAAGAAAACAGGCGCTATAGAATATCCTATATTGAACAAGGGAAAGGGTCAGGAAAATCGCCCCTAGCCGCAGGAATCGGTATTTATGGAATGATTGGCGATAATGAGCCGCGCGCTGAAATATATAGCGCCGCATCTAAGCGCGATCAGGCAATGATTCTTTCCGCGATGCTGTTGCATTCATTGAGATGTCTGAGCCGCTTCAGAAAAGAATAAAGATCAGCGGCAAGCGCCCGAATGTCTGGAACCTTTACGACGAAACAACTGGAGCTAACTTTCGCCCAATTTCTTCAGACGAAGGCCAGTCAGGCTACCGTCCGCACATGGGTATCGTGGACGAACTTCACGAGCATAAGTCGCCTCTTGTAGTGAACATGCTTTCGGCGGGCCAGAAAGGATTGCGCCAGCCACTTGTGTTCATCATTACAAATTCAGGCAGTGATAAGCAGACTGTTTGTGGCGAGTACCACGAGAAAGCAATACGAGTCGCGCATGGAATGGAGCAAGATGATCGCTTCTTTGCCTTTGTGTGCGCCTTAGATCCTGAAGATGACCCCTTTTCGGACGAGGAATGTTGGGTAAAAGCAAATCCTATGCTTGGCGTTACCATTCCTAAGGACTACATTCGAGATCAAATCGCTGCCGCCACGATGCCGTCCAAAATGTCGGATGTGAAGCGGCTCAATTTTTGCATTTGGACTCAGGCTGACAACCCGTTCATCGACTACGCCGCATGGGCTGCATCCGCGGCAAAGTTTGACCTGAGCCTATTTGCCGGCCGCGACGACGTGAGCCTTGGGCTTGACTTGTCGCAGGTTCGAGACTTGACGGCAGGCGTGTTCTCGGCGCGGATCAACGGCAAGCTCTACTGGTGGCCTGAGTTCTGGATACCGGAAGGCGTGATGCTGGAGAAGGTTCGCGACGACAAGGTTCCATACGACATATGGGTCGAGAAAGGATGGGTTCGCGTTACGCCAGGCAATACGATTTCGCTATCCCATGTGGCAAACGACATTCGTGAATTGCTCAAGAAGCACCGTATCACAGTAAGGGCAGCGCCGTATGACCGTTGGAGGATTGAGGATTTCAAGAAGGCATGTGATTCGGTGGATCTTCGCCTTCAGGAGCAACTTCAGGAGTTCGGGCAGGGCTACAAGGACATGAGTCCAGCAGTGGATGCTTTCGAGCGCGACCTGATGGATGGCAACTTCCGGCACCCGCACAATCCGTGCCTTGACTGGTGCTCGGCGAATGCGGTTGTCCTATCAGATCCCGCCGGTGGACGCAAACTGGACAAGGGAAAGAACCAGCACAAGCGAATCGACGGTATCATTGCGGGGATCATGTCGCACCATGCGACATCCCTCCTGCCCGAGAGCAGCGTCCCGACAATCAGGTGGTTGTAATGAGCGAACAAGGGCTTTGGGCCAGAATCCGGTCATTGGTATCCCCGAAGGCAGCGGTCGCCGTACCTCCGAACCCGAAGGAACTCGACCCTCTCTACTCTGGCGGGCAGACGATCTGGATTGGTACAGAGCGCGATTGGGTCGATAGCGACGGCAACGACGGCGGCACGTTTGTTCGTGGCGGGCGCGTCATCGACGAGGAAACAGCGTTCCAGGTCAGCGTCGTGTGGGCCTGCGTAGACATCCAGGCTCGCCACATCGCCGCGTCTGATTGGAACATCTACGAGCGCACCGGGCGCAACCGCTCGCGCGAGATGTACGACGATCCGCTCAACAGGCTGCTGAACCGCCGCCCGAATTCCGACATGAGCGCCATCGCGTTCAAGCGGGCGCTGGCGATTGCCCAGCTTTCGTGGGGGCAGGGCTACTGCGAGATCCTTCGGGACATGAGTTCTCGCGTCGCGGGGTTCTACCCGATCCACCCTGAGCGCGTGACCCCGTTCCGCGATCAGAATGGTCTGGCCTATGCGATCAACAACGGCGCTCACGAGCCTGGCGTGATCCGTGCCGAGAACATGATCCACGTCAAAGGTCCGTCGATCATCGGCCTCATGGGCGTGAACAAGATCGGCCTCGCCGCCGGCACCATCGCACTGACGATTGCGACCAACGAGTTTTCGTCGAGCTACTTCCGCAACGGCGGGCGCCCTGGCGGCACGCTTGAAGTGACCGGGAAACTGCAGGACGAGGATTTCGAGCGCCTGAAGAAGCAATGGGCCAACCGGCACGAGGGGCCGGACAAGGCATTCAAGACCGCCATTCTGGACAACGGCGCGAAGTACACCGCAATTCCAAATGATGCTCAGAAAGGACAGACGATTGAATCGCGTCAGTTCCAGATCGAAGAAGTGTGCCGTTTTTGGGGCGTGCCTCCGCACAAGATCGGCCATCTGATTCGCGCATCGGAAAACAACATCGAGCATCAAGGCAAGGCGTTCGTGAACGACTGCCTGCGCCCGATTGCGATTGAGTTCCAGCAGGAATTCGACGAGAAGTGCTTGAATCGCCGGTCTGGGTACTTCTACTCGAAGATCGACCTGGATTGGGTGATGGCCGGCACATTCAAGGATCGAATGGAAGGCTATCGCGAGGCTCGCAACATCGGTGTCCTGAATGCCAACGAGATCCGCGAAGTCGAGGGGTGGGACAGCATCGGACCTGACGGCGACAAGTTCATCGTCCAGGGCGCGATGATCGAGTTGAAAGACGTTGGCATGCCATACAAGAACAAGCAGAAGGTCGACAAGGGCGCCGATGCAATGCCGGAGCCTGCTGAAGAAGAAGAGGATGATGTCGAAGCGCCAACGAAAGCGTGGCTCCGCAATATCTACTCGCGCGTGGATGACTTCGTGTTCGCTCGCTCTTCCGACCTGCAGCGCAATGGGGACAGTTACGAGTCCGCGCAGCGGAAGGCGATTGCGCATGGGGCAGAATATCTGCAGCGTCAGTTGGCGGATGTCTGGCCCTTCCTGAAAGACCGCGCAGAGCTTGCTCGCGAGTTCGGTGAGATGGTGATGAGGGGCGGTTTGCCGATTGACGACGCCATCCGCGCCGTCTGGAGCAGCCGTGAAAAATCTTCTGGTACACCCAAGGAACAAGGCGGCGAAGCCGGTTGAGGCAAGCCTTTATATCTACGGCGCCATCGGGCCGTATGATGATTGGGGTGATATTTCAGAGACTGCGGTGCAGAAGGCGCTTGCCGACATCGGAAGCGCCAGCGTACTGAACATCTACGTCAACTCCCCCGGCGGCTCCGTCTTCACCGGGATCGCGATCTACCAGCAACTTCGCCGATTCAAGGCACGCAAGATCGTCCATGTGGACGGCCTGGCTGCGTCCATTGCGTCCGTGATTGCAATGGGTGGCGACGAGATCCGCATGTCGAGGGCGTCGCAGATGATGATCCACAACCCGACCTGGGGCGCATACGGGTGGGTTGATGAGCTTGAGAAGGCCATCAAGGTTCTCAAGCAGTCCAAGGAAACTCTGTTGGACACATATGTTGCCCGGTCTAAACAAGATCGCGGTACGATTTCCGCGTGGATGGACGACGAGACTTGGTTTCGAGCCGATGAGGCCATCAAGAACGGATTCGCCGATGTCAAGGTTGACGGCGATGAAGAGATTGAACTTGATGACAACTCGCGGGTTCTGCTTGCGAAGTTCAAGCATACCCCGAAGGAATTCGCGTCAAGTCAAGAGTCCGTCGCGCGGTCGATGGTCGCTCGCATGAAAATGCGGTCGATGATGATGAAAGTGGGTGGGCAGTCCGCCTAAAACAACGTCCCCAATATGGAGAGTGTGAGATGTCCAAGATGAAGTTGTGGGTGGTGACGATGTTCACCGCGGTTCTGTCCATGTTCAATCGCGACGCGACCGCGAACCTGATGTATGCCGGTCTGCGCAATGACACGGCCACCATCGACGATCTGCGTCGCAAGTTGATCGACCTGACCGAGCGTTGCTCCGGTATCACGAACAAGTGCGATGCCGAAGGCCGCACGATGTCGCAGGAAGAGATCGACACCATGAAACTGCTCAGTGCCGAGTTCGAGCAGTGCGAGGTCGAGATCCAGCAGCGCGAATCCCTCGAACGCATGCGAGCGTCGGTTTCGGCGCCGGTGAATCGCCAGGCGCTTCCGCCCGATCAGATGCATGCCGCGGCGCCCTCCCAGCAGATGCCTGCTGCCCCCGCGCCTTCCGGCCCGCGTATCGAGATCGTGGATCGCACTGCCGGCAATCATGGCTTCGCCCGTTACGGCGACTTCCTTTCTGCCGTCATCAAGGCCGGCATGCGCAATGCGTCTCCCGATCAGCGCCTGCTGAAGAACGCAGCGACGACCTACGGCAACAGCGGCTCAGGCGAAGACGGCGCCTTCGCGGTTCCGCCGGATTTCCGCAATGCCATCGTGTCGAAGCTGACCAGCGAGGATTCGCTGCTGTCGCGCACCGACACCATGCAGACCCCGGCCAACTCGATCACCGTTCCGCTCGACGAAACGACTCAGTGGCAGTCGTCTGGTGGCATCCGCGCCTATTGGGGCGCCGAGGCCGATGCGCTCACGCAGTCCAAGCCGAAGCTGTCGGAACTGCAGGTTCGCCTGCACAAGCTGACGTGCCTGGTGCCGCTGACCGAGGAACAGCTTCAGGATGCGTTCGCGATGGCGAGCTACGTCCAGAACCGGGCGCCGGAGATCATGGCGTTCCGCCTGAACGACGCGATCATCAACGGCACCGGCGTCGGTCAGCCGCTGGGCATTCTGCAGTCTGCTGGCACCGTTTCGGTAGCTGCGGAATCGGGCCAGGTCGCGGACACGATCACCTTCCAGAACCTGCAGAAGTTGTATTTCCGCGTTCGCCCGGAGGGCCGCGCGAATGCCGTGTGGCTGATGCACCCGGACGTGCAGGAGCAGCTTCCGTTCATGGCATTCCCGACTTCGGGTGGGACCGTTGCGACTCCGGTCTACCTGCCGTCGACTGGTGCCGCCAGCGCCCCGCATGGAACGCTGTTCGGTCGCCCGATCATCGTCACGGAAGCCTGCAAGGTGTTGGGTGATGCCGGCGACGTGGTGTTTGGCGATTTGAAGAACTACCTGACGGCGACCAAGGTCGGCGGCATCCGCTCGGATACCTCCATTCACATCTACTTCGATCAGGATGTCACCGCGTTCCGCTTCATCTTCCGCGTTGGTGGTCAGCCGTGGCGCAACAGCACGATCACCGGATACCGCGCCGGCAGCAATGCCCGCGGATTCTTCGGTACCGTCGCCGAGCGCGCCTAACCGATTCGCCCCTCCTTAACCGGAGGGGCAAGCCCCCAATTCAAGGAGATGTGAGATGCGTACTTTGACCCGGCCGAGTGACAGCAT